CTACTTCCTAAACTCCCTATGGTAGTACTGTCATAGCGAACTTGCAAAATCTCACCTTCATCACTTAGCCGATTAATTCTCAGAGCCGAACCGCCATCTTGTGTTGCACTAGTTTGACCTGCTGAAGCTACCTCAAACCCTGCGGTTGCTATACCTTGTGTAGTCTTTCCCACCAATAGACGTTGGGCACTGTCAATACGCATGGCTTCAGTAACAGAGGACGCACCATCTGCTGTAGTAGAAAATTTTATTCTGCCAGGCATATCATTTGAACCTGGTGTGCCATCTACCTCAACACTAATTTCCGCACCTGCACTTTCTCTATCTGTTCCATCTGCACCAGTAAAAAATAAAGCACCTAATTGGTCGCCACTTTGAACAACTGTGTCATCCCCTGCCGATGCTCCTCTGCTTTTACTAAAGAATATCTTTCCTCCACCACTAGAAGCTGAACCTCTATGTATAGATATTCCTGCCTCCCCATCTTGTGCTTCTATCTGTACTCGTGCATTTCCCACCCCATCCGTCACATTTCTTCCGAAATAAACTCTGTCGTTACCTCCATCCACAAATAACATATTGGCATCGTTGTTGCTCTCGACCCTAAAGTCTACGTCTGCACTATTCTCATTAAATACAACTCCACCATTTACATTTAATGTCCCATCAATCGTAAGACTTTCAATATTGTCATTTGTTTGGTCTAGGGTGAAAAGAGAAATAAAAGCGTCATTATCCTCATTTCTTATTTTAAGAATGTTGTTTGTTGTGTCGTAAAATAACTGGTTAGCGTATGTGGTTGAGGGTGCTGACGTTCCAGAATTTGTAGACCCTAATGCTTGTAACGCTGAGTTTAAATCTGACCGAAACGATGCAAACCCTTGATTGGCTATTGATAAATCATTTTGCGACATTTGTTACCTCTAACTTGCTATTTCCCCAAATCCTCGTGCTACATAATCAAAAGTTCTGCTTACTGTTGCACTAGAACTATTAAAAAACTCTATTGTAAAACCTGTTTCACTTTTATTTGTTATAGCATAGAAATCACCACTCGCCAAGTTCTGAGCCGAAATTCCTACGCCTCCAAGTGTTTTAAATGCAGGGCTAAATGTTATTGCTTTACCGCTCGTACTTGTACCACTTACAACATCCGCTTCCGCTACAACTCTATCGGGCATATCAACAGTAACCGACAAAGCAGACACTTGTTGTGTAGCTGTGCCTTTTGTACTTGTCATTTGTAGCTTAAATTTAAATGCTCGTGCCTTGTAATCCCCTACAAAAAACTTCCTGAAATCTGTATATGTGGGTGAACCACTTGGGTCACCTTCTGTTGTAGCCACTAACAATTCTGTGTTTGTATCGTCAAACTGTTGAGGGTCACCATCAAATAAACCTGACCTATCATCAAAGTTTCCAGAAGCATCATCAAATAAATTTACAAAACTTATTCGTGCTACATTCATATTTGCTGTAACTCTACTGGTGTAAATCGCACCTAAATCTATATGCGTATCAAATTCATACGTTCCAGAACTTGCAACATTTCCGTCACCACCATCAAACAACCCCCCTGCATCATCAAAATTTCCTGCTACGCTATCAAATAAGTTTGCTGTTCCTAATTGTAGTTTATTGCCATCAACCACAACCATATTTGTTTTTGTGCCTGTAAAACTAGGACTCTGGGTAGATGTTGCTACCAAGTTTAAACCCTTGATGCTTTCGATAATAGCCACTGTAGACACCGCATTTTCTGAGCTATTACCAAGCTTATCAACAGCTTTAATAAAATATGTTCCTGTCATTGCAGGGACTATCACTGTGTTAGCAGGTCTTGAAACCTTATCGGCTATGTCTATTGAATTTGCATATGTTGCCCCACTTGTTTCTTTTGCGTGTCTTATTCGGTAGTGCGATAAATCTAAATCGCCAACCGGAGTCCAAGATAAATGTGCTTCTGTGCCTATTATATTCACACTAAAATTAGTTACATCTTCTGGCGGTGCTGTTTTACCGACTACTTGATGCGTAGTGCTTACAAATCGTGACCGACTAACTGAAGTTACAGATCTTGCTCTTACCGTATATTCAACATTATCTTTTACGTTAACCAATTCAAACTGTGATGAACTTCCTCGACCTAAGTTGATAAACCCACCACCAGTTTTTTTGGCTTGTACTTCAAAATCAGTTATGAATAAATCTGTTGCCGTGACATTAACCAATAAAACCGATATTGCTTCTTCGTTTTGGACTCTTAACTCGTCTGTGACTGAAATGGTAGGTTCTTGAACATTAAAAGGGTTGGGTAGTATTGTGTCAGGTATTGTTGGCAATGCTTGTTGTGTACCGAATGTATAGAAGCTGTCTTGATGTTCCGAACATTGGATACTTACTGTGTGGTCAGCATTTATTGATATTCTCTGCACTCTAAATGCTTTTGCTGAAAATCCAGGAGTTGCATGGGTTACGTTTACAATATCCCCTACCGCTAAGTCTAACGCTGTGCCATCTGCTCTTAAAGAAATATCTAAACTAGATCGTGACCGCCTTAGAATTATTTCAGCCATTTCCTGTGCTTGATGGGCATTTGTCAACATTGTGTAATCAAAGCGACCCTCTAAAAGTAAGTCACCATCTTCTGTTTTCATAGTGTCGAAAGTATCGGCTGAAGCTAATCCAGTTTCATCTACTGGTGGGAACTGCACTGTGTCGGTCTGGTAGTTTTTATCGGGGTTTACAAAAGTAACAATAACCCTGTTATATCTTGAGTTTTTGTTTTTACTTTGAATACTTATACCGCCTATTATGTTGTCTTCTGTGAGTGTTATTGATGCTGTGCCTGTACTTTCAACTAGAATATTATATTTACCACCAGAAAAATTAAGATAAGAACGCGAACCTTTTACAAATTCTTTTACGTTGTTAATAGCTTTCCTGGATGTATCGACCACTATATGACTGTCTAAAAGGTCAATCGCACTTGCACCGCTAACAGGAGTAATATTAGCATCACAAACATCTGTGGCGGTCTGCCAATCGGCAAAATTACTATCGAAATAACTATTGGTGATACCCATACCAAACCTGTCATTTCTAAGATAGTCTAAGAGTTGCAAAACTGGATTGTCGGAATATTCCCATGTTGTGCTTGTGTCTGCTCTATGGCTACCGCTTCCGCCTGTGACTGTTCCATCTAAATTAGGATTGTAAATCTTACGACCTTTTACAATGGCTTGAACTGTTGGCAATCTCCCAAATTTTTCTGCGTTCCATTCAAATCGCAAGGCTAAATACGCTAAACCCCTTAGTCTATGTCTTGAAGTCCAAGAGCTTAATTGACGCAATAATGATGAAGACGTTTGTGAATCTGTGCCTAAATGTGCTTCTACTGTAATTAAACTATTAGTGTTTTCGATATCAAAAAAATTAGCATCTGCATCCGTTACAGTTCTTTGTGTGCCATCAGTCAGTGAACCAGATAAAGTAACTTGGTGATTGTTTACAAATAAGGTTTCAACGCTGTTTATTTCCCCTTCACTTAGAACAACCGCCATATATAGGTATTGATTATCTGTGCCTGATGTTTCTACAAAGACAACATGACCACCGACTTTTCTAGTTCCGTAAACTACAGGAATACTAGAATTAGCCAAAAATTTATTAAGTAAAATACCTCTTGCTTGTTGTTCCTCAAACTCTTCTGAAAAGTCTGGTATTTCTGGCGGAGGAACTACCCAACTAACTACCTCCTCTACTACATCTACAACTACATCAACTACACTTGTTATAACATCACCGACAAAATCTACTGTTTCCGTTACAACATCACCAACAAAATCAAGAGCGTCTTCAATAAATCCTATTGGGTCACACATTTAAAACATTCTCCAATTACTTCCCATGTTTTCAAATCCTAATCGTTCAAATACTGGGTCTTTGTGAAGTCCTGTGCTAATCGATAGTAAAATCGGCAAACCTTCCGATACATTTTTGACAGAATCAACAATTACTTTAACTAAGTTATATGTTCTATATTGCTTTCTGACGTACAAAATCTGTATATTTATTATTTTATCTTTACTAAACCAATACTCAGCCTTGTGGAACATACACAATCCCATTAGTTCTTCTTTATCTAAGTCTTTAGCAAAAATTACTTTTCCTTTTTCTAATATTTTGTTAATGAATAATGTTACCTTTGGCTTGTCAACTTCTGGAAGCTTTTTATCAAATAACTCACTTTCTTTGAACTCCATCAGCATTTCATAAATCATGTCAAAGTCTTTTTTTTCTGCTTCATATAAATGTACACTACTCATTCTGTACCCCATTTAACATCTACTAAATTAAGTGCTGAATATTCCATGCCTTTGTCACTTGAAAAAAACCTTTTTTGTGAATTATCGGACGTTGTTCTACCGCTTTTCTTTGAG